GTGTTAGTGTCATCTAAGTCGTGGTATCTGCGGTTGATTGGCTTATACATAAGTTAAACTCCCTCGATTCGTCCAGTTAGTTGAATAGCTACTCACTCCTGTGGCGTACTGGCGTAGGTTGGTAGCTCTCGTTCGGCGGTAGATATACCAATCTCCAGCGGTTTTCTTGTAACCAACGTAAGCATAACTAGCGTCTCTATCTTCGTTCTGTAGGCTGTAGCCAGTAGCTCCTGAGCCGCCACTCTCGTAATAATCTAGCTTTTTTATCTGTGGCTTATAGGTCATTTCTTAAATACCTCAAAGATGTAGTCGTAGGTAAGATTAGCGCGGTCAGTCCAAGCGTCTATGTAAAGCCCACCACCATTGAATTGTGGCGCACCTTTACTGTAGCGATACGCCCCACTACTTTCTCGCATGATGTACCACGAGCCATTATTTTTAGCAAAGCCGTAATACTTCGGTGTACCTGCTTCGTCAATATCGCAAGGCTGGTAGCCCACAAGCGGGTCGGTTTCTGCAACGCCACCTGCAACGCCTTGTATAAGTTGGTTAATCCAGCCTTTGCCATCACTCAGTCGTACTGGGATTGCGTCTTTGGCAGCTCTAGGCCATACAATAGCCTTCTCAGTAACATTAACGATAGCCTGGTTGTCGATAATAGCTTGCTTAATCGCTTGTAGGTCGGTTGTCAGTTCACTAAGGTTAGATACCTTCAGCTCTTTAGCAATAGCATCCTGGATATTCTTAACAGTAACGGTATCTGACGGTTTGAGTCCTTCGAGTGTCTTCTGTAGCATCTCTTGCAATGTACTAAGCCCTGCCACAAACTCGCCCATGTTCTTGATGGTTACTTCGTCCTGAGTGTTGACCTCAACTGAACCAGTGACCTTAACCTCATCTGGGTTAGTTACATTGATCGCTATCTTACCTGTCAGTGCATCGGCTAGGCTCGTAATACCAGCTTGCAGATCCTTAAGAAGCTGCAATTGCTCTTCGTTATAAAGCTCGATGGACTTTGGATCCATCTCCTATTTCCCCAGTCTTTGACCGCTCGGCACAAGTGAACACGTACAATTTGGGTGTAGTGGTGGTGCGTCAATATCTGAATACTCTACCTTGAGGCTATTACCCTCACTGCTCGTAATAACATCACCGATGTTACTGAAGTTACCGCCTATTTGCTTAGTCCGTCCTGCGAAGGTCTGACAAAACTCGCAAGCCCCTGGGTTGATAAACCACTCTACCTCAGACCAGCCGCTCTCGTTGTAGGTAAGCTCAACCGAACGATTACCAGCCCGACTAGCCTCAGTACGAGCAATACGCTCAGCACGAAAGCCCTTAGCATCGCTAAACACCTGCTCAACACGTCCTTTAAGCTTAGCCAGACTCTCACCAGCGGTTTGGCCTTCTGAGAGTGTCTTTTCAAGCGCAGCAACAGTATCGGCGTTGTATACCCCTGAGATTTGCTTGATGTATACCTCTATCTCTTTGCGGAGAGTGTCGCTAATAACAATGGTCTCGCCAGTGATGAAGTTAGCTGCATCCTGTGTCTGAGCCTGCATCAGTTCGATAATAATAGGGGTTAATGCCGCTGCCAGAGCAACTGAGTCTTCCTTGACGTTTGGTAGCCACTCTTCATATGCCTTGGTTGAAGCATTGATCTTACCGATGACAATATCTTCCTGCTTAGCGGCAAAGCTCGCCATTTCTTTCTTAACTTTGCCAGCATAGAGAGTATTAGTATCTTCAACCATTTTACGGAACTTCTCGTTTTGCTTGTGCTTAGCTTTAGCCTTCTCAGCAACAGTCAGCTCTTTAGCCTTGGTAATAGTAATGGTCTTGCCTGTTGGGGCTTGTACTACAGGGTTGCTTGTATCGAGAACGTCACCACCTGGGATCTTATCGAGTCCCATGCGAGCACGTACTTCATTAACAGTCATAGCAACATTCACTAGGTCTTTATTCTGTTGGTGCATAAACTCTTTGTCGTCAGGTATTGGGCTTTCGTGAGTGACTACAACACCAGCATTACTAATGCCAGCCTGCTTCGGCTGCATGTTGATGATGGTCTCAAACGCTCGATCCAAGCGCTCCATCATAGGGTTAATCTTCTCACGAGTGTAGATGTAGGTCAGAGCCTCTACGTTAGCGCGACCGAAGCCATTGTCATCAGTACCGCCCAACAGTGGCTTGGGCACTTCAAGCATCATCAATACATCTTCCTTGGCCATACGCCTTGTAATCTCTTGGTCGATGTCCTTGAGTGTAGCGCCTACAGCCTTGAAGTCTGCCTGGCCACCACGAATAAACGCGGTCTTACCTGCATTCTCAGGGCCTTCGTAGCTCTCACGCCAGCCTGCGGTGAACTGTCGGAATGCCTCTCGATCCATATCAGGCAAGGTAACAATGCCTGATGGTGAGGCGTTATTCTGCATGTAGTTGAGCGTAAAGCTCGTAGTAGTAAGCTCGATGTCTACATATTGACTAGCTCGCTCAAGAATAGACAGACCGCGCCATTCGTTGAATGGATTTGGGAACTTGTCGTGGTAAACCTCATCTGGCTCGAACGGTACTTGTTGGCCGTTGGTCTTATGGAGTACGTAGCCGACTACCTCACCATCAGCGATCTTAAGTTCGATCTGTGATGGGTTGAGTAGGTATATCTCTTTTATCTTATTACTGTTCTCACCACGAGCGAGATACCAGAAAGTCTCGCCATAGATCTGCATGAGCATAGCGTAGAGGTGTACAAAGTCTGAGCCTGTGCGCTGGATAGGGTTGGGGTTGTTGTAGAGAACATAGAGGGGGTGCTGTTCGTAATACTCACCATTTGGCTTATTAACCCTTGGTTCGTAAACAGAAAGCGACTGACCTACTTTGTCGATCGCTTTGTAAGTAATACCTCGTAGCTGAGTTTGAGGGGCGAAGCTTGAGCCTTTAGAATAATTGCGGTTCACAATCCCATTGACGCTGTTACCTAGCTCTGGGGTTGATAATACTTTGATGGCTACACGTAGCCGATCCCTAATTTTCATTGATAATACCCTCTATTTAGGTCTCACAGGACTCTACTTGTAAATATAACACAATCATAATGCAATATCAGCAACCGTTACTAGTTTACGACTGTCTTGTAAGGAGTAAGCCATTATCACTGCATCAGCAATGTCAGGACTCATGCCGATACGAGCCTTCACTTTGTCCTTGCTTTCAAGTATAAGCTGTTTGTCTACGATTGAGTAGGACTGCATCGTCAGTTCTTTCTTTAGCTCCGTGAGGTAAGGGCAACTATCTAAGAACTTTACCTCTTCACGCTCGATGTCTTGCGCCAGGCGGTGTGTCGCTTCACTACGAAGGTTATTGTAGTTACCATCTGAATGCGCCCCTGCAACAAACTCTTTACAGTAAAACTCTAGTTCGTGGAGGTAGTCCACAACACCAGCACCGACACCCACAGCGTCGACCGTAGCATTCTCATATCCGACTCGATTTGCTTCACAATATGACTTATACTTTACTGCTAGTGCAGTATTGGTGATCTTTTCCTCCTTATCTTTTAGTATCTTTATGTCGATAAGCTGCTTACCCTCCCATAACGCGGCGACACTTCTGTCATGACCGAAACGTGCCACATCCAGTGCTGCGTAGCGTGTGCCTTCTTCAATCGTCGTAACATGTGCCCTATCGAGAAAAGAGTACTTAAAGAGTGAATTGTCGTCGTCACCATACTGCCAGTTATTATATAAGTAGCGCTGCTTCCAGTTGTTCGGGCTATCCATAAACTTGTCATAGTAATCTCTAGGCAAGAAGCTATCACTCATCTCAAACTCAATAAACTCAACACTGTCAGGCAATGTACCTGCTTTGTGCTTATCGTAGTAATTCTCTTTAATCCAAGCTTCGTTAGGGTTGCAAGCGAGTATCACGAAGTCTGGTGCTCCATTCTCATTTGCACGACCAACACGACCATAAGTAGCTAAAAAGCCCTCTTGTAAGACTGCATCAGCTTCATCTATCAGCGCACAGGTTAAGTTCATCGACTTAATCTTAGAAAAGTCTGCGTCGTGCGCCCGATCAATCTCGAAGAACATAATGATGCTATCATTCGCGAACGTCCAGCGCATCTCATTCTTGTTTTCAGCAAAATCAGTCACATTCATCTTTTTTGCAGCTTCGTGAAAGCTCAGCATCGTACCACGCTTCATTTCAGTAGTATTACGTCGACCTACCCCAATCACTGAGCCTGGGTATTGTTTCGCTAAGCTAATGAGTATAGCAGCAGCCCCAAACGTCTTAGATGTACCAAGCGCACCAGCTAAGACTATAACCTTAGCTTTGCGGTTCTTGATCGCTTGGGCTATCTGGTTCTGTTTCTGACTGATCTGTAGCATTAATATTTCCTAAGTCGACGATTGTCGCTGCTTGTATAGTTTGCTCATTTGAAGTGACATCGAGCTTATCGCCATAACCTGCTTTGCGTAGCCACTCACGAGCAGCTTTGTCGCCTGATATAGCTTGACCGAGTGCTACCATCACAATGGCTTTGAATGGACTACCCATCTGCATAACTGCTTCTTTATTCTTGATTGGTACATGTGTCCAGTCAAAATCTTCGCTCTCTAGCTCACGAATAATAGTCGCCAGGTTCTTCGTGCCCTTTGGCCTACCGTTAGGGTTACCAGATTGACCTGGCTTAAAGCGGTGTTCTATAGGTGGTTGCGGTTTATCCATAGCCCTGTTATCTCCCTGTTTTTATTGTATAACAGGTGTGCCTTCCTGCCACCCTGTCTCATCACCATTATTGACAAACTTCCAATAGCGTTTCCTAATTACATCTACATACTTAGGGTCTAGCTCAATGCCGTAGCATATACGGTTAGTCTGTTCGCAAGCCATAAGAGTAGAACCTGAGCCTAAGAAGTTATCGAATACAAGGTCTCCACCCTTTGTACTGTTACTTATTAGATACCCTAATATATTCAGAGGTTTCATGGTTGGGTGTTCTGCGTTACGGCTTGGTCTATCGAACTCTAGTACCGTTGTCTGCTTCCTATCCGAGTACCAGCTATGACTACCCCCTGATTTCCAGCCATATAGTATAGGTTCGTGCTTCCATTGGTAGTCTTGCCTGCCCATAACCATTGTTTGCTTTACCCATATCAGGCATTGCTTTAGCATCCAGCCCACATCCTTTACGGCGGCTCTAAAGTTAAACCCTTCAGAATCGGCGTGGAATATATAGAACGCTGCGCCCGTCTTCATGTGTTCATCGGCTCTACGGTATGAATCGGCTAGGAATGCCAGGAACTCGCCGTCATCCATTTGGTCGTTCTGTATCTTTAGGGCATCCTTTGTCTTGCCCGTATAGTCTACGTTGTATGGGGGGTCGGTAAGATATAAATCAATCTTCTGCTCCCCTAGTAGCTTATTGGTATCGTCCTCGTCTATAGCGCTACCACATAACACCCTGTGGCTACCTAGTGCGTATATCTCGCCTAGCTTACTTACAGGTGGTTCTTGGCTCACCTCTGGTGCTTCGTCTTCCTCAACTTCAGCCTGAACATCTGTCATTTCAGGTAACTCTAACCCCCAGGCATCAAGCTCCTCTATATCATACTGATTTGCAAGTGCATCATAATCCCACTCGCCGCCCGATACATTATCTTTAATAACAAACTCACGCTGCTTGTCTTCTGACCAATCAACAATCTTTACTGGCGCCTCTTTTACGCCTGCTTCTTGCAACGCTCGATAGCGCATATTGCCGCCGAGTATCACGAGGTCTTGGTTAACCACTATCTCACGCGCTTCAATCATTTCGGGGAAGTCTTTGATCGACTGCACGAGCTTCTTAAATGCTGCATCTTTGATAATCCGAGGGTTATCTGGGTTTGGCTTGAGCTGGGTGAGGGCGATACGCTTGGTCTGCATCACTTACCTACCTTGGTAAACGTTGGCTCTAGGAGTGGTACTTCTTGGCCTGTTGGCACTTTATCAAAGCTCTCATCAATGAAGTAGTACAGCATAGTATTGCTAATCGGCACAAACGTCCAGTTGACGCATACCGCTGTCTCAGGCACACCACTAGCTTTGACCTCCATATCCTTGGCAATGCCTTTTTGCACAAGGTCTGAGAATACAAACGGATCAACTGGCACAGCCTTATATCTGCGCTCGGCCACCAGCTTCTTGATGCGCTCCTCAGTCCAGGTTGGTACTATTTTTTCAAACTCAGCTTTCTTCATATCATGTCTCCTTTTAGTCTAATTGCTCAAATATCCAGTCATCTTTGATCTTGGTAAAGCGCGCATTGCAGGTTGCTAGGCTATCTACCTCTATTATACCGCCCTTGTAGTAGTGACCAATATGCAAATCCATGTCGACAAGCTTTGGTAATGGCATTGATCTGAACCAATTTACGTCTGGCCCCCATCGTTCGCCATTCCACCAGCACCTAGCCTTGATAAAGTAATCTGCCCTCACGACGTAGCAATACATCCCCATGCCAGCAACAACCTGTGTGCCTTTGAGTCTATGATCAACGCTCTCTAAAACAGTATCGTCGTTTGTGATGTGCCACGCCCCTATGCAGTAGAGACCATGACGACCGATTTGTACGCCTGAATATACTGCGTTCTCATTTTTGAGGAATCTTCTGATCAATATAGCTAACGCATCCTCTGGCACTACACTATCGCCCTCCAGCTGCCAAACAAGCACGTTTTCAGGCTCTAATTCGTTATAGTCGAGGTGGTTCGCGACTTCTGCCTGAAGGTCTGTTTGTAGCTCGGCTATGCGGGTACGTCGTGCTTCGATACCAACCGCTGGCTTCTTGTCTGTTAGGATTAGAAAATCGAACGGCAATACGTCCTCTGGCACAATCCCAGGTGGCAATATTTGCTTAGTAATTTGCTCGCGCACAAGCTCTTCACTCTCTACATTCGCAACAACGAGAACCCTCTTAAGCGGCATCGATCACCTCCTGCCATTTAGGTAGTAGCGTTTTCCAACTAATCGTATCAGCTATAGCGTCCGCCTGCCTACTTAAGACTGAAATGTCTGTATGTTCTAGCCATTCAATCTTCTCGCGGAGTGCTACTGGATCAGCTTCGTAAATATCAATTGGGAATCGGGGTGAAAACTGTCCCGATGAAACTGCTGGTACTAGCCATTCTCTCGGTAAAACCGTGTCATTTGGCGAAATATCCGTCATAATTACTGGCATTCCGCACGATAATGCCTCATTTAGTGGCAAGCAGTTACCGCCGTATTTGCGTGGCAATACCATCACGTCGGCCATCTCATAGATTTGCTTATTATCGTGAACCTCAGTCCAGACAGTGCTATGACGATAACGATTGCGCAGATTGCCAGCCAACCCCTCGTCTTGCGTCACAACTGTACCTGTTGGGTACGCATCTAAGAAGTTGTAAGTGCCATTGCGATCGTGCATAGCTGGATTACCAGCCAAGTGCATGATTGTATTTGTGCGGCGCTCGCGGAATGGAAACTCATCACGATCAACAGGGTGGTGCAGCTGAACGACCTTCGTCTTTCGTGACTGGGCGTGGGTTCTGATAAGCGGCTCAAGCCAGGTACTCGGAAGGATGATTACATCTGGCATAGCATACTCAGGGTACATCATGTGATCGTAAAACTCTGGGTTCTCGACACAGATAGTTTTCACGCCACGCGCTTTAGCTCGCGCATAGAGATTGAGATTGTACATTGTCTCAGCTGTGAGTAGCACATCGATGTCATCGAGCATCATATCCAACTGCTGGTCGGTTGGCATACCATTAATAATCATGGCGTTTTCATACCAATCATAGTGCTGTTGCTTGCCGTTTATTGAGCTAATGTCAACCAGAATCGTCTTGTCTGGCTTCAGGTGGCGATAGTAATCTCGCGTCTGGTAGCCAAGACCTGTCTCAGTTGCAACGACGATCAGTCCTAGGCGTGCCATCTTAGCCTCCAGTTTTTGTGAATGTTCATATGGCATTTTGAACATACTCGCTTCCAATCACCCCTAGTTCGTTTATATGTTTTTGGCATATTGTGCCAATCGAACCGTTTGCTTTTAGTTGTGCCACATACCTCACACTCACTTGGCTTACCATACCTGCTGTTTATCCAGTCGTGTATCGCATCATAGCCAGCGTCGTCACCCTTCCAGCCTGGGTGGTTTTCTCCTCTACGTGTTGAGAAGTAACAGGCCCTTGAGCAATATTTACGTGTAACTGGTGGCCAAAACCTCACCTCTTTACCACAAACTAGACAGCTCGCTACTGCGCCGGTGAATATACCCTTGTTGTGTGCTACTCTCGTCATAGATCCACCACGTTATCGGCATCAATCACTTTCTTGTCATCGCCTCGGCCGTCCAGGTGATAACTGCGCTTGATATTAGCCCCTTCATCATTGATCGCTGGATAGAACATCCACAGCCTAAACTCATACCAGGCCATCATGCCACCATCTTGCACCTTACTATCTACGACACCATGTATAACGTCTTCGATCATAGTGCGGGCTTCTGGTTGGAAATAAGTATCGAGCATGGTGCGATAGAAATGAGCTGATGCTAGGTGTGGGCGCTGTGACCACTGACGAGTACGCCAGAGTGGTACTTTGTTAATTAGTGTTGGTTGATCTATCATTAAGTGCTTGTGATCTGGCAATACTAGCGCTTCGTGGTGGAAGCGTATAACATTCGCTTCGCCATTTAAGATCGGTTGGCTTAGTAAGTCAAAATCAAACTCAAAGTCTGGCACGAGCGGTGCATCGTGCTCGACAAATAGAATGCACCTAGTAGTTACATACTCTAACGCCTCACGGGTCATGCGGGCTTGGTGTTCGTGTTCTTTGTGAGCCAGTACGAGCTTGGGTTTGTTTGAGCGGTTGCATTCCCACATGAGGCGTCTAAGATATTCGCTATACTCCTTCGAGTATGTATCATCACGCAAGCCATCAGCCATCACAATCAGCTGCACTGGTTCGGTAAAGTGTTTCATCGTATTTTCGATTGTTTCTTCAATAATCTCAGTAGATGGATGCAGCGATATAGGGCTTGTCGGCATCAACACCGTTACATCTTCAGTCGTGATACCCTCTAAGCCACTCACCCTATGCACATGCTCAGATAATTCAATCGCCCATCTGTGCTTAATCTTCATCCACCACGAGCCAACTTCAACAGATATGCGGTCATAGTTTTCAAGCACATCGAGCGTGTAGCCTTTCAAGCTTGAGTAGTCACGCACCACAGGAAACGGTACTACATCGTCAAAAAAGTACTCCCAGTATTCATCAGTAAAGACATCATTATCTTTATTGCTCGGTACTCGTGTATCAGCGATCGGCACACAGCCTGACTCTAATGCTTCAAATAATCTAAATGTATCTGGTGTCTCTGGCCCAGATGGACAGTAAGCAATCTTGGCCATTGCCAGTTGAGCGATGTAGTCTTTTGGCTTCAGCCCTGCGGTGAATGATTCAGTCGGGTGGTAGACACCTTTAAACTTCGTTGTATCGTTAATTAGCTCAATCGCTTTAGCCATTTCTTGACGGCGCTCATGAGTAACTTGGCCTGCAAAGAAGTAGTCGTAGATCTTTTCTGGCTTGTTTTCTGGTAGTTCATCAATAGCTGGGGCGTAGCCTGTACCTAAGAAGCTCACACCTTCGTAGCGAGGGCCTTTGCGCGGCGACATAACATACTTGTGCATATTCGGGTGCTGAAGCTTCTCAAACGGAAAAACACCCTCTTCGTCGCCAGTGAACATAACAATGCACCAGTCAAGCTTGTTGACATACTCTTGCAGTTGATCGAAGTAGTCGGACTGTGCACGAGCTGGGAATACAATTACCCCGCCCTTAAAGTTATCGTGATCGACCTCTTCAAACTCATAGCCCCTTGGATCGCGCGCCCACTTGCCAGATAGTAAGTCGCGCAGCATCGTCATATCCCATTAGCCTTTAGCTGGCACTTCATCCTTAAATGACAAATATCGTACTGGTATTTTCATATCCGAGCCTCCTTAAGCATTTTGTGTCTATCCTTATGACATTGTGGGCACAGCCAAATAACATCAAGCGGTCTATCATAATCGTCGTGGTGAGCGTGTGTATTAGGGTTTTTACAGACATGACAAGGAAGCTTAGTAAGCCAGCCAACTTTACGAGCGTATTCAACCGCTCTATGTGCCTTTCTTTTGTGCTTATTTTTGAGCAACCATGCCCGTTTAAGCTCGGCGTCGCGTTCACGATTATTCTCACGCCACTTCTGTTCAATCTCACGCCTTCTTTCTCTTGTAACACTCATACCTGCCACCTCCCAGGCCAATATTGGACAGTATTAAACTCGTTATTAAACGGCTCTTGGTAGGCGTTTGAGTGATCATCTTCTGGCATTACTCCCCACTTCTCAAAGTAATATTGCCGTAATTTGTCGTTATCTGTCTGCACGTGTGCTTTTTTTAGACTATGAGCCATCCCCATATCTTTACAATCGACAGGTACTTTCTCCCAGAGCTGCGACCTATGATCTAACCCATAAGCTAGTTGTATACGCCAAGAATAGTCTAAATCGTCATAGCCGTATGGAGTGTATGACTCATCCCAGCGCCCAACCTTTTCAATTAAGCGGCGCGAGAAGGCAATTAAGTGCCAACCAAAAACCCCAATAGCTTCGAGAGCGATATGATCTGGGTGGGCTTCTAACTGTTCAATAAAATCTAGTCCGCCTGGCTCACCGAAACGGATTGCGGCACTGAGTACGATTAACCAGTCACTATCTGTCTCTAGCATTCGCTTGATTCCCAGGTTGTGGCTCTTCATTATCC